TAGCGGGGATTATGAAAGTGCACTGCTGAAAGAAAGGAATCCAACGACATGAATGGTTCGGTTATGATTGATTCTGCATATGTGAAGCTGGAGATTGAAAAAGAAATCAAAGCAGCCGAGGAACGAGAGGCAGGGGCCGGGGATCTAGCTATAGCGTTAGTAGCCGAAGCTCAAAAGGCGGCGCTTCAGAGGCTCCTTGCTTATGTGGAAAAGCTGAGAAACGAAAGCGAATAGGAAGCACGCAAAAGGAGCTTGAACATGAAAGGGTTTAAGGGGACAAACTTCGACATGACTTGTCGAGGGTTCCAGTACGAAGTTGGACAGACGTATATTGAAGAAGACGGAATAAAACTATGTGGCAAGGGGTTCCATTTCTGCGAACGCCTTGAGGATGTATTTTTATATTATCCTAGAGATGAAAGCCGATATTTCGAAGTGGAGGCTGGCGGAAGAATCGAAAAAGGCCATGATAAATGTGTTAGTTCTCAGTTGACTATTGTAAGAGAACTAACAGAAGTTGAAATAAATCGGAATTTATACGGCAATGGCTGTGACAACATATATGGCGACGGCTACGGCTATGGCAACGGCGCTGTATACGGCTACAGCAAAATATACGCCCCTGTATACGGCTACAGTGGCGGCGAAGGGAACGGCGACGGCTGCGAAGACGGATTCGGTGACGGATTCGGCTGCGGCAGCGGATTCGGTGACGGATTCGGCTGCGGCTGCGGCTGCGGATACGGCAACGGATACGGCGACGGATACGGCAACAAATATGGCGACGGTGAAATTTACGGGAACACTCAAAGAATATACGTTTTCACATAAAAAAGTAAGGGACGCGGCGAATCATGGAGGAGTGTTACGAATGCGGCTTCTGGAATAGTGAACATGGGGCTTGCGAATGCCTTACAACAGACAGATGGTACGCCTGTCCGTTTGAATCAAGCAAAGCTGAAAACCAAAAGCAATTAGAAGATTATCTAAACTGGTTGGATGGATCAGAAGGTCAATGATAAATGGGGAAAAACGACAAGCTGATAAATGCAATGGCTGAACTTGCCCGGAGAAATCGCAACGCCCATATACAAGGGGCCGCTGAACGAATAACCCCACAATTTTATGCAGTGATGGCCGTGGTATTACATAGGCGCTGCGGCTTCGGCCAAAAGCGCCTAAACGATATTTTCACGGACTGCAAGCAGCTGTGGGAAGAATATGAGGGGCGCGGCCCTGAACTAACAGAGCTTTGCGAGAACGAGACAGGGATTAAGTTTGTGGGCCTTGACTAAACCCCGACTAAAGACTTGAAAGGGAAAGAGGAGAAATCGCGGAAATATGATAAACATAAAAGATTTTAAGCCGGGGCAGACAGCTTATAGGATGTTCGAGAAAAGAGACAGGATCAAGAAGGATTGGGAGATATGCATCACGCCTGTCATAGTAAAGAGCGTCGGCAGAAAATATGTCCGAATAGACAACAATGGAGAAGAAGCTTATCAGAGTATGGGCTTTTTCCCAGACGGATTGGTAGAAAGTAGGGATTGGGGAAATAGGTCATATCTCTTCACGACGAAAGAAGCGATAGATAGATTTGTGGAAAAAAGGGATTTACTGGACTGGTTCAGAAGTAACTTTTGTGATTTGACCGACCGTCAGCGCTGTGCGCGGTATTCCATTGAAGAATTGAGAGCTGCGAAAGAGGCACTAATTACAGACGCTTGACGAGGTAACAATACATGTTTTGCCGAATAAGGCAAAATTGGAATGAGCGCGATATATTAAGCGAGGTGGGACATATGACAATAGCTGAAATACTGGCCAATTTGAGAGGCTATGATGAGTGGGACATAAACAGCTACCCGCTGGAGGAAGTTGAGGCTAAGACAATAATAGCGGCGCTTGAAGAATTGCAAAGGGTTGAAGATGATGGGAAATAAGGGAAGATGTTGTGGAACGTGTAAATGGCATAAAAGAGAGCCAATAGATGGCGGGTTTGTTTGTGTAAATGCGCGAAGTGAAAAAGTGGCAGACTGGACGGGAGACGAGGAATGGTGCAAAGAATGGGAGAGGAAAGAAATAAAAGAGATCAGAGTAGTACTTGATGAAGGGGCTTATATGCCGGAGCGTCCACATGATGCGGACGCAGGTCTGGACCTGAGAACAAGGGAGACGGTCACAATACCGCCCGGAGGATCCGCAGCCATTGACACCGGGGTACACATGGAAATCCCGGAGGGGTACTTTGGGAAACTGGAAAGTAAGTCCGGGCTGAACGTGAGGTACAGTGTGGTATCCCACGGCGGAGTGATCGACAGCGGGTACACCGGAAGCATCGTGGTGAAGCTGTACAACCACGGCAAGGAGCCGTTTGTTTTTCAAAAAGGAGATAAGTGTATCCAGATAATTATTTGCCCTTGTGAGAACAGGATGGCGCTCATGAAAGTAGACCGCCTGGAAAAAACAGAGCGCGGCAATGACGGCTTTGGCAGCACGGGGAGGTAGGGATGAGGATTTACAGGGAAAAAGATTTCAAGAGCAATGATTTTTGGAAGATTTTTGCGCCAGGATACAAACCTGGCGAAACCACGGAGGACGTGAACAAGAAGTCGGAAAGACTATTAGAGGAATCCGGGGTAAAGCCTTTAGCAGAAACGGACAAAGCCATAGAATGCGGAGACACCATTTCAATCCACGGGAAACTGTATTTCGTTGCAGTAGGGGGGAAAAGCAAGTGCGTGGTCAGAGATATAGACCACATATCAAAATTCCCTGAGACATATGAGGGATGCGACCATCTGTATTGCCCGTACTGCGGAGAAATGGTGGAGGACGTATTTGAACTGCCGGACAACGGGACCCACAGGTGCGAAAAGTGCGGAAGCCTTTTCCGCTTTGAGAAGGAATGCACCATCGAATATAACAGCTATCCCGTGGAGGCGGCTACGATTAAGGAGATTTAAGGGGAGGAGCAGGATGGGAAAGATTGATTATTGGGCGAATGTCTGCGCCCTTCAGAAGCGACAGACGGAGAAGGGAATCCGCAAGTATGGCCAGAGGCTAGAAGACAATGCAGCACTCTCCAGGGTGGAAAGACTGGAGTACCTGGAGGAGGAGCTTATAGATGGGCTGATGTACATTGAGCACATAAAGGCCGATTTGCATGAGTGCGAGGTAGAATCGGAGGATTGAAGGGAGGTTTGACAAGATGGCGCGGCGCAATGAGTACAGGGGCAAGTGGAAGATCAGCAAGCACACCTTCTTGATGGCGTTACACTTTGCGTACCAATACAACGACTGGAAAGCTGAGAGGGATAAGCTGGTGAATACGTCCAGAGCTATTACTTACAGCGACATGCCCCACGGGACAAGTATTCCCAATCCGACAGAAGAGGTAGGTATGCGCATAGCGGAGCTATCGGATCGAATTGAGCTGGTGGAACAGACTGCAAAAGAAGCGGATGCTGAGATATACCCCTGGTTGCTGAGAGCCGTGACAGAGGAAAATGTAGGATATGATTTTTTGAAATTAAGATATGAAATCCCGTGTGGAAAAGACATGTATCAAGAGCGAAGACGAAAATTTTATTATTTGCTTTCAGGGAAGATTTGCAAATAAGCTTGCAAATGATACCGCCTCACGGGGCGTTTTTCTGTGATATTATGATAGCGTGATTTATTCGGATGATGCAGCCGGGCGTTACAAGTTTCGTCTGGCTGCATTTTTATATTAAAAAAAACGCCTTCTTTCTGAGAAAATGCTTGACATATGGAACACCATATAATATAATAGAGTCAGAAAGGAGGTGGGACGATGGATAAAGAAAAAAAGGCCAAGATCAGAACGATGATAGTTGAAATCATCATCCAGATCTTGACCGGGTTGATCACAGGGACAGCACTCCCTGCAATCGACCATCTGCTATTTGAATAATAGCAGCAAATCAACCGAAAGGCAGAGGGTGAAAGCCCTCTGCTGAATCCAGGATAACACATATTCCATCGTCTGACAATATGAAAATAGCAATTATAGTATTTATTTCGATTTTTACTGCAATGCGTGCAGGAGCGATATATAGGCAGCATTGCAGCAGCAAGAAGGGCTGATTATGCCACGCGGAGAGCCCAACAAACAAACGATCGCCTCTGCGAAGTATCAGAAAAAAGCGGGCTACATCTCAAAATCTTTCAAGCTAAAGAAAGATATAACGGAGCAGTTCGCTAAGGCCTGCGAGAAGGCGGGACTTTCCCAGGCCTCTGTGATAACCGAGTTCATGCGGTCATTCATTCAGCGACAAAACGTAACAGAATCATGAAGGAAAAGAGGGACTGGCGGGAGCTGGTCTCTCTTTCGTTTTAAGATACAACAGGGATGGTGAGACTTATGCCGAGGGCAAGGAATGAGAAAGCTGAAAAAGCCCTTGCCCTGTACCGGCAGGGGTTAAAACTCACACAAATAGCTGAAAAGCTGGAAGTTCCTGACGGGACGGTCAGACGTTGGAAGTCTGCATATAGTTGGGACGAGGCTAAAGCAGAGCCTCGAAGCGAACGTTCGCAAAAACGTTCGCTAAAAATAACGAACGTTCGCATTAAAAATAACGAACGCTCGGAACGAAAAACAAGGCGCAAAAGCGGCGGGGCGGCAGCCGTGAAAAAGGAAGTTGACCTGGTGCTGGAAAACCCCGATCTTACCGATGAACAGCGGCTTTTCTGCCTGCACTTCTCCAGGAGCTTCAACGCGACAAGCGCGTACAAGAAGGCGTATGGATGCAGCTATAATGCGGCGAAGGCACATGGCTTCAAGCTGTTGCAAAGTGTAGCGGTTAAGGCAGAAATTGACCGCCTGAAAAGAGAGCGCTTTACCGGGGCGCTGCTGAAGGCGGAGGATGTATTCCAGAAGTATATGGACATAGCTTTCTCAGACATGACGGACTACCTGGAATTTGGCACAGAGGATGTGCCGCTGCTGGACGATGAGGGGCATCCATTGATGGAGCAGGACCCGGAAAGCGGTGAGCTTACGCCTGTAACCCGCCGGGTGAATCGGGCATACTTTAAGGAGTCCACCGAGGTAGACGGAAGCCTGATCAGCGAGGTTCGGAATGGCCGGGATGGGGCGTATATCAAACTTATGGACAGACAGAAGGCCCTTGACTGGCTCGCGGAACATATGAATATGGCTACCGAAGAGCAAAAGGCGCGAATTGAAGAAATAAAGGCACGCACACAAAAGGTTGAGGCTGAGGCTGCTGGAAGCGGCAGCGAGGCAGTGGACGCCTGGATAGAGGCGATGACGGCAGAAGAGGACAATGCAGGCGGAAGCGATACAGAACCGCGAGAGAATTAAATACTTTAAGGCAAACAAAGAACGGTTCCGGGAGGAGCCGTTTTATTTTGCTCAAAAAGTTATGGCCTTCGAAGCGGATGAATGGCAAAAAAATGCGCTGGCCTCTCTGGCTGCATCCTCAAAGGTGGCCGTGAAATCCGGCCAGGGAGTTGGAAAGACTGGAATTGAGGCCGTGGCTATGCTGTGGTTTTTGTGCTGCTTTCCCTATTCCCGCGTAGTGGCCACGGCTCCTACCAGGCAGCAGCTGCATGATGTGTTATGGGCTGAAGCATACAAGTGGATAGGCAATTCTCCCCTGCTTTCAGATATCCTCACATGGACCAAAACCCGAATAAGCTTGAAGAAAGAGGGAGAGCGGTGGTTCGCTGTAGCCAGAACGGCCACGCGGCCCGAAAACATGCAGGGCTATCACGAAAAGAACATGCTTTTTATCGTGGATGAGGCGTCAGGTGTGGCGGATCCTATAATGGAGGCCATTTTAGGAACGCTTTCAGGAGCCAACAATAAGCTTTTGATGTGTGGCAACCCCACCAGAACCTCAGGCACTTTCTTCGACGCCTTCAACGCGGATCGCTCTCAGTATCGTTTGCTGACAGTATCATCCAGGGACAGCGCCAGAACAAGTAAGGAGAACATAGAGGCCCTTGAGCGGAAATATGGCAAAGACAGTAACGTGGTCAGGGTCCGGGTGGACGGGCTTTTCCCCAGGCAGGAGGACGATGTATTCATTCGTTTAGACTGGCTGGAAGGCAGTGTGTCTACGGAACTGTCAGAGGCTACCGCAAAAGCTTTGGGAGAATATACAGGGGAGGACGGCCGCAAGGCCCCACGTGACTCATCAGGCGTGGAGGTGCTTACCATAGGCTGTGACGTTGCACGCTTCGGCGGTGATAAGACCTGTATAGGCTACAGGGTGAACGAAGCCGTGAAGTTTTACGCAAAGTACAGTGGCCAGGATACCACCTGGACTGCTTCAAAGATAGCCGAATTGTACAGACTGATGCGGCGGTGGTATCCAGACTATAAAAAGCCTATTTTTGTGCGGGTTGACGATGGCGGGGTAGGCGGCGGCGTGATTGATCAGCTGCGGTCTTTTAAGCGCTGTGAGCCTTCTGTTTACGGAGGGATGGAAATTACCCCCGTGAACTTCGGACGCAGACTGAAGCATAGATATTATGACGACAGCACCACTTACATGATGGGAGTGGTCAGGGATCTGATATCTCCATTTGATGAAGAGGGACGCGAAAAGGAGCCGGAGATCATACTGCCTAACGACAACGACTTGATAGGGCAGCTTTCATGTCGTAAATATGCTTTTACATCAAATGCTAAACAGAGGGTCGAAAGCAAGGAAGAGATGAAAAAACGCGGGCTTTCATCACCAGATGAAGCCGACTGCGTTCTTCTGGTCTGCTTGCCTGTGAAGGAAAAGCACTCAAAAAGGGAAAGATAGATATGGGAAAACCTACGGGGAAAACACAGGTGCGCATAATAAAATCAAGGCCGACTTTAGAGCGTCCCATAAGCAAAGCGGATACAACAACTCAGCTGACAAATGAAGAAATCTATGCCGCCGGCACTTGGATAGAGCCGCCTGTTTCGCTGTTGGGTCTGAAGAATCTGGTGGAGCATTCAACCATTCTGCCGCAGTGTATCAGGGCGTACAAGAATAATATCGCGGGCTTCGGTATAGGAGTCCGATATATTGATGATGAAGAAGAAACCCCGGAAATGGCAGCCGAATTTGAACGTATGCAAGAGGTGATCTCATGCCTGACGACGGAAAGCGATACTAAACGCATTTTTGAGGATGCGATAGAGGCCCGCGAGATATACGGCATCGCATACATAGAAGTGATCCGGAATAATGACGGGGAAGTATCCCAAGTGGAATTTATACGGGATACGCCGTCGGTGCGTAAAACAAAGCCCTTGGATTACCAGGATGTGACCTATTACCACCGGGGGCAGCCAATAGTCAGAAAAAAGCGCTTTCGCATGTACAAGCAAACCGCGGGGGATCATACCGTTTATTATAAAGAATTTGGCGATTTGCGCCTCATGAACAACCGCACCGGCGAATATCTGAGCACCGATGGGGTGTTGGATGCGGAGTATCAGGCTAATGAGCTGCTGGAGCTTCCTCTTGGATGCGCGACCTATGGCACGGTTCGGTGGATAGGCCAGATCTTGGGGGTTGATGGGGCCTGGAAAGCTGAAAAGCTGAACAATAACTACTTCGTTAATGGAAGGCATACGCCTCTGGCCATCATAGTAAACGGCGGAACCCTTACGGATGAATCTTTCGAAAAGCTGCAAAGCTATATGGACGAGATACGCGGGGAAAACGGGCAGCACGCATTTCTGCTTCTGGAAACGGAGTCCATAGAGAGTGATGCAGCGTTCGAAGCCGATAAAAAACCAGGGGTTGAGCTTAAGGACCTGGCGGGCATCCTTCAGAAAGACGAGCTTTTCCAGGATTACATGGAGAATAATCGCCGCAAGGTACAATCAGCCTTCCAGCTGCCCGATCTGTATGTAGCCTATACCACTGATTTTAACCGGGCAACCGCCCAGGTAGCCCAAGAGGTTACGGAAAAACAGGTATTTCAGCCGGAACGGGCTTCCCTTGCTTGGATATTGAATAACAAGCTGCTGAATGGATACCAGTTCAAACATGTGGAGGCTTATTTCAAAGCTCCTGATATATCCAATCCTGAGGATCTTTACAAGCTTATGACCATAGCCAATGCCGCGGGCGGTCTGACGCCGAACAAGGCCAAAGACCTTTTATACAAGAGCCTGGGAGAAGTCTCAGAGGATTATAAAGGGGAGTGGGGAGAGGAACCTCTAGCACGTTCAAAGCAGATGCAGAACGGGGCCGCAAGTCCTAACGGCGTATCGAGCCGGGAAGATATTGGCACTCAGCTTGAAAAGAGCATACTGAAAGCGACTGACGATCATGAGGATGAGATCGTTACGGTCCTGAAAGAGATCAGGCGGCAGCTGGAAGAGTCGGGCGGTGATGGCCATGGTCAGCTTTAAGCGCTTTGCGCAATGTAATTGCAGGGCGCTCATCAAGGCCATAGACGCTTATGTGGAAAAGGCCGACAAGGGTATAGAACAGGCCCTTGAGGCCGGTGGATACGCGCAGCCGAAGGAGACGACGCAGCGCATAAAGGCACTGGAAGAAGAACTCACAGAGGCTTTGAAGAATGAATTTACGCTTACGGTATCATCCCTCAATGATTGTGAAGATCTGCGAGAGTTTTATAATCAGGCGTGGCCTGAGAGGCGTGATAGCAATGAGATTGTCGAGCGCCTGAGTAGAACTTTTGAAAGCACCTTTGAAGAAGTTATACCTGATTTCACGGCTGAGTACATAAAGAGGGTGGAAGCGGATGCAGCCACAAGCACGGTATCCCTGTTGAAAGAGACAGTCAGCTGGATCCGCTCGTGGAGCGCGAGACTCGCGGAGCTTATGAAGCTGACGGATAACAAGACCATCCAGGGCATATTGGATAAAGGACTCAGAGAGGGGCGGAGCGTCCAGCAAGTGTCAGAGGATATACACTCTAGCGGCCTGAGGGAGTACGGATACCGCGCCAGAAGGGTAGCCACGACTGAACTTTTGAGAGCGCATAGCGTAGCGCAGCAGGAGAGCTTCATGCAGTCGCCGGTGGTAACAAGCAAGATGTGGAAGCACTCAGGCTGGCGGACTTACGCCAGGAAGAACCACATGAAAAGCGCTGAGTCTGGCGGCGTCAACGGTCAGATCGTGCAAAAAGATCAGACCTTCACCCTTACAGGAGCCAACGGGACAATATACTATCCAATGTATCCCCGGGATTCAAGCCTTCCGCCGGGAGAGAGCATCAACTGCGGCTGTGTCTGTCAGCCTGTGGTGGATGAGTCAATCCTCGGCATGTCATTAGAGGAGCGCAACCGCCTCCGGGATGAAGCCATCAAGGAATTGAATGAGGACTTCGATAAAAAGCTCGATGATCAGAACAGCGCCCAAGCCTTTGTGCGGCGCGATCCCGAGGAATGGAAGAGGGAGAGGGCGGGGGAATCGACTGTTGATAATTCTGGAAAAAGTGATATGATGAAAGAAGGCGAAAATCCATTAAAAATGGATCTTCAGTTCTTCGCTGATAGAAGTAAGCAATACGGGAAGAAAATCGGCAAGCATGCAAGCGACTTTGGACTTGATCCCTCAAATGCGTCTGATAGGCAAAAAATGAGGGATATTATTAACGACATTGTGACAAACAGCACTGAAGTTAGAACCGGCCCATGGAATGGACAAGATGGGGACGTATTGTTTTATATAAAAGGGAATGATGCAGTGCTGAAAAAGAAAAACGGCGAGTTCATCACTGTCATTAAGAATGGGGCAAAGGAAAGTGAAAGGATTAAAAACGCAAGAACCATCTGAGTTTGTAGAATTCATGGAGCAAGTTCAAGAAGAGGCCGATAAGTTCAATAAAACTTTCTTTTTAGAGTGTGCAGATGGACATGAAGGAGTCGTCAACGGTCTACATGTTTGCGACTTGTTCGGATGGCTCATTGCACCAGAACAAGAGGAACTATTCGTACCCGCTTGGGAAAAAGATGAGATTGATGACAGCTGGTTTCAAGCTTACGTTTCCGTGACTTGGACGGATAGAGATGGTTTGAAAGTGATGTTTAATTAAATAAAATAGCGGAATCTAATGTAACCAGAAAGGGAAGAAAGTGATGGACATTAGGCTTATATCAAAAATGACTATTACTTGCAATAATTGCGATACATCAATATCCTGCAATGTGACATCAGATTTTACACACGCTTTCGAGTGTCCGGTGTGTGACAAATCCCTGAATCATGAATTTAATCAGGCGCTAAACGCTGCCCTGGAATATAATAAAGCAGCAATGACCGTTATTCAATGTCAGAGGGACGCAGGCGTGAGATTTGCGACCTGAACGATTTCAACCATATTACCCTCCTTTCTCCGGAATAGTTTCCGGGTATTTAGCGAAAAAGTAGGAGTTTTTATCTTTTTCAGCCTTGATGATAACGCTTTTCCTTTCTGGAAAAACGATATCCTGAACGAATTGATTTTCAAGATTCGCAAAGGTTGTCTCATAGCGGGATATGAGTTCGCATATTTCACCGTCGGAGACGTCTGGATTAAGTCTGATCTTCATAAAAGCTTTGTCAACCTTAAGAGAAAGTTTTTTCAATTCCGGTAGCAGGTATTTTAGGGCTTCAGCCTGTTTAGCCCAGGGAAACTGAGGGATGAGAAACTGGACGAATTGAGCCGCGGCTATAAGCAGAGCCCATAAGGTCGGCGTCACTTTTGAAACGCTCCAAACCAACATGCTTGCTGCGGATACGAACATAACCACCACTGAGCATATCAGGCTTATCATGCTGGCCCTTTTATAATGAGCCGCATAGTAATACTCTTTATATTTCAAAGCTTCATACATGTATACAAACCGTTTCCACATGGCGTATTCCTCCTTGTCAGGATTATGCCATATCATTAAAAAGAAAACAATACACTGACGGAGAAAGCAGCTCTTGAGCTGCTTTTTTGTTGTCCTCATAAGAGAGGAAGGAAATGAAATGGCGAAAAATGATTTCTTTGTGCTGGCATACAAGATTTTGGGATATTTATATGTCTGCA